ACGACGGGTGCAAATGTTTACGAGACACGGGTTTACCCGCTGGCCGAGGACAAGCTGCCCGGATTGGCAATTTACACAACTAGCGAGGCGAGCGATTACGCAACTATGAGTCCGCCAAGAACGGTCATGCGGACGATCACGGCATCGGTTGAAATTTACGTTAAAGCCGTCAGCGGCTACGACGATCTTATCGACAATATCAGCGCTGAAGTCGAGGATGCGCTAAACGCTGATAGGACTCGCGCAGGTCATGCTAGGGATACGCGCGTTGTCAGTTTTGAAGCGCAATTTTCTGGAGACCCAGACCAGCCGGTAGGGTCAGCGGTTTTGCAGGTTGAAGTTGACTACCAAACTCTTGAAAACAGCGCGGAGGTTGCGCGATGAAACGAATACAAATGACACACGGAGACACCACCATTGTGGTTCTGGAGCAAAAACTAGCCATAATGCTTGAGCGTGGCTGGACAATCGACCCCTCTGGCGATGACGAGCCAGAAATAAATATTGATCAAGATCCAACGGAGGATTAAAAAATGGCTACGCACACAGGTTCGGAAGGAACGGTAAAAGTCGGAGCAAATACAATTGCTGAAATTCGCAGTTTCAGCATCGACGAAACTGGCGATACCCTCGAAGACACGACAATGGGAGATACGGCTAGGACTTACAAAAGCAGCTTAACCAGCTTTTCTGGTTCTGTCGATGTCTTCTATGATGAAACCGACACCACCGGACAAGGCGCGTTGACCGTTGGCGCTGAAATAACTATCAATGCCTATCCTGAAGGCGACACCGCTGGCGATACATATAAAACTGGGTCGGCGATTGTGACTGGAGTTAGCTTGACCTCAAGCTTTGATGGCATGGTTGAATCATCCATCACGTTCCAAGGCAATGGCTCACTTACTACCACAACGGTTTAATTTATGAGCCTACTTGAAAAAGCAAAAAGTCATTATCGAGCAAAGCTGGAAGCTGAACCGCGCAAGATTGAGATCCCTGAATGGGACGAAACCGCGTATATAAAGCCGGGCATAAATTTGCACCAGCTCGGTGAGATTATGGAGCTGAGTCAATCTGGGAAAATAGCCGAAGCGATGGCGCTTACGCTGGTTTATCGACTGATAGATGAATCCGGCAAGCCGCTATTCAGGAAGGCTGAGCGAGTAGAGATTATGCGCTCGGTTGACCCTGACGTGCTTGCGCGCGTTGTCGGCGAGATTAACGAATCAGACCCAGATGATGAGGATGTTGCGGGAAACTAAAGGCCGACCCTGACCTGCAATTCAAGTTTTACTTAGCAGAGTTGCTCGGAAAGACGGTCGGCGAAATAAACCAGATGGATGTGCGCGAGTTTATGGGTTGGGGCGCTTGGCTCAAGCTAAAGGACGAAAATGGCCAAAAACGTAAAAGTTGAAATTTTAGCGCAAGATAAAACCGCTCGCGCCTTTAAAAGCGCTAGAGAAAGAGCTAAGGGTCTAACAAGCGTTTTCAAAACCTTGGCAAAAGTCGGCGTTGGCGCGGCTGTAGGTCTTGGCGCGGCTTTCGTGAAAGTTCAGAAAGACTTAGACAAGCTGGGCAAGTCGGCTAAAGATGCGCAGATAGGCGTGGAAACTTTTCAGAAATGGCAATTTGCAGCTAGTCAATCTGGGGTTAGCGCTGAAGAATTTGCGGCATCGCTCGGTAGGGCGCAGAAGCGCATAGGTGAGTTTGCGGCGAGAGGCACAGGGGCAGCGGCAAAGTCTCTTGAAAAATTAGGAGTATCACTGCGGACAGTTGATGGCGATATGCGTGATCAAGAATCCATCTTGAGAGATTATTTTAGAGCGCTTGATTCTTTAGGAAGTGCGCAGGAGAGGACATCGGCAATAACCGATCTGTTCGGGGCGAATGCCCGGAAAATGACTTTGGCTTTTGGCCAAGGGACGGAGGTGATAGAAGATTTTGAGAGACAAGCTGAAAGTTTAGGACTAGTCATATCAGGCAATACAATCGCCGCCGCTGAAAAGTTCAACGACCAGCTAGACATTTTGCAGCGAGTTTTGCAGGGCAAAATTGCTGAGAACATGGGGAAAATCGCTCCGTCAATAATTGCTGTTACCGAAGCTGCCATAGAGTTAATCCCTGTTATTGCTGACGCGACCAGTAGTCTGCTTCAGTTATTCGGAATCGGAAAAAAAGCAGAGCTACTGGATAGCTTAGGCGACCTCAATTCAGAGTTGTTTTTCGTAGACCAAAAGATAAAAAACCTGACTCCAATGAAAGGCGGGTTTTTAGACTTTTTTGGAGGCTCAGCCACAGAATCATTAGCCGAACTCGAAAGAAATAAAAAGCAGATTTTGAGCCGGCGGGATACAATTTTTAGCGAGATCTCTGCCATTGATAAGCCTGTTTTTCAGCCTAGATTTACAAATTCCTCAACAGAAACATTCAACGACCAACCTAGCCTTGCATTGCTTCCTTCTACCACTCAGGCAGAAAAAAACGATTTTTACAAAATACAGACAGAAATGTTTAATTTTCAAAGTAATTTGTTTTTTGCAAAACTAGAGCAGAATCAAGAATTAAAAGACGCCCAAAATAAGGCGGCAGAAGAACAGTTAAAATTGAATCAAAAAATATATGAGGACAGCAAGGCATCCTTTCAAGATTTATTCCAAGACAATATGGTTATGGCCGCAGAAACAGGGTTTAAGTCAGTGTTAGACTCTTGGGCAAGAACATTGCAGCAAATGATGTTCAAAGCTCTAAGCTCTGGAATATTTGACTTGCTCGCAGGAATAGGCGGCGGCGGCTTTGGATCTTTCGGAGGACTCTTTAAAAGTGTTTTTGGTGGGTTTAAAGCTGATGGCGGTTCGGTCTCGCGCGGAAAGTCTTACATTGTTGGGGAGCGCGGACCAGAACTGTTTGCGCCAAACCAAAGCGGTTCAATAATACCTAACGCTCAAGACTCCGGCGGCATAAACATCGTTAACAATATTGACGCGTCTGGTGGTGGTGCTGATGTTGATCAAAGAATACGGGTCGCGGTTACCGCTGCTGGTCAGCAAACGGTGGCTAGCGTGCAAGATCTTTTGCGCAGGAGGCGTTTGGTTTGAGCACTTATAACTGGCCTTCGTCCATCGAACCATCTTTGCAAACTTTTGAGCTTGTGACTAACACTCGAACTTTTCAAAGCCCAATAAACAGTGCGGTGCAAACATCAAGCCGCAAGGGATCGTATTGGAAAACAACCATCGAGCTGCAAAACATTGAGGGTGGCAATCGGTCTTGGATTCAAGCGCTTTTGAGCAGGCTTAACGGTCAAGAACATCGGCTAAAAATACGCGATTTTGGCTCTATAAAACGCGGAGAGTACGTTGCTGGAGCGGATACATTGTTGATTGATGGGGCTGGTCAGACAGGCATAAATCTGAATATTAAAGGCGCATCAGCAAGCATCACAAATTATTTTCGAGTAGGTGCGCAGATTGTTTTTAATGAAGAATTGCATACTATAGTTGCAAATTTCAACTCGGACGCTTCGGGGAATCTTGCAGTACAAGTCGCTCCGCCAATCAGAAAACCCACAATTGATAACGATCCGGTGCTGTTTGAGGTCGGTGATGCTTTTGGCACGTTCATTGTTACGAACAATCCGGCATGGCGGAGTCAACCCGGCGGGTTTTCTAGTCTGACCATTGAGGCCATCGAAGATGTTTTGGCGGGTACATAATGAGTAGAGGTTTGCCAGCCGCTGTCAATACCGCTTTGCAAAGTGACTTTGTGCAGCTGGTTACTTTCGCAGAATTGCAGTTTTCTGCGGCTACCCAATACGTCCACGATGGGCTTGGCACATATACGTGGGGTGGCCAGAACTGGATTGGCCTTGGGACGCTGGGCAGTATATCCGCAATTGAGGAAGGTACTGAGATTAGCCCATACTCACTAACTCTTACGCTATCGGCTTTAGACTCCACAATGTCTGCGAGTGCGCTGACAGAGAACTATTTCATGCGTCCTGTCAAAATATATTTAGGGCTTCTGGATTCTTCTGATGCGCTGATAGCTACGCCGTCGCAGATTTGGTCTGGTCATATGGACGTGATGACTATCACGGCAGGCTCAGATAACGACTCGATCAGTCTGGTTGCTGAGTCTGATATGTCAAAATTCGACCGATCAGCAAACTTGAAATATACTCACCGCCAGCAACAGCGAGTCGATCCAACCGATTTGTTTTTTGAATTTTTGCAAGATATCGAAGGCGCCAAAGTCGTCTGGCGTGGGCGTGGGCCAGACATAATTGGTGTTGGCGATGCGGGAGATCTCAGGCCGGGGAACCCTCGATATGTGGACCCGCGATGATTAAAAGGCAGCAAATACTTCTAGCTCTTTGTAACTGGGAGCGTCAACCATTTCAGTATGGCGTTGCAGACTGCTGCCGGTTTACTATTTTTATGGTTAAGGAATTGACTGGCAAAGACTACTCAGACCAGTTCGACTGGAGCAATGAAGTTGAGGCCGAAGAAATAATCAAAGAGAAAGGCGGGCTATTGCAAGTCATTGAAAGCGTTCTAGGTCAGCCGTCCAAGGGCGTCAGCGATGGCAGTCCGTGCTTGGTGAAAATGCCACTAGCCAGCGCATTGATGGGAGTTAAGCTAGGTCGAGATGTGGTTTGTTTAACCCAAAACGGTTTGGCTAGGGTGCCTGCTAGGTACACAGTTGCGGGGTGGGAATTATGCCACAAGCAATAATTGCCGCCGGCGCGTGGATCGCCACCGTTGGCAGTTCAACCGCTGCGCTGTTTGGTTTGACGACCGGCTTTGGCGCGTCTTTTGC